GCAATACCGCCAGTGCCAGCAGAGATAGCAACAATGATGTCGCCCTCTTTCTTCGCACCGTTGACCTTATAGCCCGCCGCAGTGCTTTTCGCGGTGCGCTTGATGTTGGCGGATTCATGCAGGTTAAAGCCCATCACACGACCAATGATGCCTTCACGCAGCAGCTGATCGGTACCGGCTTCGTTCGCTTTGAACAGTACGGACTGTTTACCACGGATGGACGCCATCGCTTCGCCGCCCAGTACCATGCGCAGGTCAGTGGTTGGTGCGCCATTATCAGTCAGCACCTGGCGAGCGTTCGCCGCATCAGACAGGTCATCTTTGACACTGAACGGTGTATCTTTTGGAGCACCAACAGCGCGGGAAGACTTGTAAGCCAGTGATGCCAGGTCAGCATCCATTTCGTTGCTCAGTGCGCGGAACGCCTGAGAAAACTGGTCAGCCAGGACAATGTCATAGGTGCCTGATGGCCCGATGGCAAGCTGCTCTTCACCATTCCATTTGACCGGGGCCATTTTGGATTTGGTGATTTTGACGTCCACAGTACCAATGTTCTGATCACCGTCGTTTGGCGCGGTTGCCGCCGGGGTGATATCAACGGTGGTGGTTTTTGGTGCCACCGGTGCGGTCACGGTTTGGTCTTTAGCCGCGGCATCGGCTTTGGCGTTACGGGCCACCGCCGGGATAAAGCCCACCTGCTCGCGGGATACGCGATTCAGGGCGGTGAAGATGGTTGGGATGAGGCCAGTGAGGGTGTTGGACATTCAGGTTTCCTTTCGGTTAATCAACGATGCTCGTGCCGCCGCCAATTACCGTTTGTTGTTCAACTGGCGGTAAGGCGTCGAAAGCAGCGCGTTTCATGGTTTTCTGCCCGGCCTGATGCTGCGACTGGTGGGAGCCACCGCCGCTGTTACCGGACGCTTTGAGGATGTAGTCTTTCTGCGGATGCAACTCGACCAGAGATTCCAGCGCTTCATCGAAGCCAGCCAGTTCGCCGGGTTTGGTGCGGGAGAACACCTTGTTGCCCTGGCCGTCGTAGGCCACGACCTTGCCGTCTTCAATTTTGAAGTTCTGGCCGAAGTGGGAACGCACGAACTCAGCCGGGATCGCCATCTTTTCGGAGATGAATTTCGAGCCACCGAAGCGGCCGCCGATCATCTCGTCGTAGAGCTGGGTTTCCAGCTGCTTGGTTTTGCCGTTCGCTTCGTCCAGTTGCTGCTGGTAAACCTTGGTGATCTCAGCCTTCACCTGGTCAACTGCGCCAGCGTCGATCAGCTTCTTCTGGTCGATTTTGGTCATCATCTCCAGGGCTTCGAGCGCCTTGGTCGGGTCGGAGATGCCAGCGAATTTCGCGAGGTTGGCTTCCGCCACCTCCTTCGCCTCACGGTGGGTTTTAGCCTCACCGTTTAGAGAGGTGATTTTGGTCATCGCTGCGGCTGCATCGAACGGGATCTCTTTGCCATCATCATGGATGTACACAGGCATACCGTTTTCAACGACCACATTTCCGTTAGCATCGAGTTTGAGTTTCATTGTTTTGCTCCAGCCTTCCGGCCATTGGTAGTGGGTCATCCGACCCGGTCACCGCGTCGCATCCGCTCAGCGGCAGGCATAAAAAAGGCCGCCCGGAGGCAGCCTGTTAGATAAATTCGACGGTTACTACGCCGCGCAGTTTGCGGGTATAGACTTCATCGCGCTTTCGCTTGTGGACCCGAATTGGGTATGGGTAAAAGCATGCGATTCCTCGCTTAACATCCGCCCATATGCAGCGTTTGACCTCGTTGCCGTTAACGAACACTCGGCGCTTACCGCGGCCATCACCCACATGGTGAAAATCGTCGTTGCGCATACCCTACCCCTCAAACGCCGACGCATCCACGCGGCGCAGTTCGTCCAGGGTAAGAAACTCCCCGGCATCGTTGAACATCTCCGGCACAGTGATTTTCCCGTCACGCAGCATCATGGCGCGGGTAACGCCCAGCACCTGCTCCTGTCGAGCGTATGACTGTCTGGTAAGCCATTCGGCGTAACTGGTATGCGCTGGCACCTGCCCATCCATAGAGGCGCGTGTGGCGTTGCTCAGCTCGCCAGAGGCTATCTGCAACTCTTCCCACGATTTGGTAATCAGGATTTCGCCGGAGCGGCAGCAGAAGTGGATTTTGCCGGGACCGCGCAGATAAGGGACCACATGCCCCAGCGGCTTGCCGTCGAGTGTGTAGAGTTTGCGGTCGCGGATGATGCACCACTGGCTGGTATGCGTATCCAGGGTGGAGGACCACTGTTTGGCCTTCACGATATCGCTGTTGGCATGGGCGAACTCCTGGCGCGCCGAGGCGGCCATATGATTCACCGCGGTACGGGTCACCACCGCCAGGTCGCGCCTGGAGGCGTTGATCACACCATCTTCACGTTTGAGTTTCGGCGTGCCGGCAACGCGCCGGACAATCTGCTCTACCGTTTCACCCTGGAGGAAACCGGAGCGCACAGCGTTGGTGATTTTGTCCAGCCGGTCGGCTTCAAGCTTCTGGCCCCACTCTTTCAGCAATCGCCCCTGGAACGGCTGCGCCGCTGCTGCGGCGTAGACCTGCTCGGGTGCAATGCTTTGCAGCGGAACGTGTTTCAAGATCTGCTGCGGGATGATGTTGCTGAACAGGTCCAGTTGATACCCGGCCTCATATTCAACGTAGCGCGTCAGCTCGCGTGCCAGCGCCTCGTTAACCGGTTCGTAGGCCTGCTGATTAAGCTCACGCACACCAGCCAGCAGCGATGCCAGGCGACGGGCGCTGTAGGTATCAGCCCGTTTGCCGTCCAGAAGCACCAGCAGCCTGGCCGCCAGGTCATTATCCATCTTACTCAGCAACGCCACCATGCGCCGGGCGAGGCCATTACCATAGCGGGTCACATACAGGCCATGCGCTATCGTCTCGTCCTGCAGGCGATCGTTAACGGACCTGGCCATATTACACCTCGCCCGGTGGCGGTTCTGTCAGTGAGGCCGACTCGGTCAGTAATTCGCTCAGCACTTTGTCCGGGTCGGCATCTGGGTCAATCAGGTTGAGCTTCTGCAGCGCCTTAATCGCGTCAACACGGCGAAGGTCACCACCCTGACGCAGGGACTGAATAGCCAGCGCCGCCGGAGGGTTGAACTCTTTCGACTCGACATCCAGTTCAGTGCGGACATCGACACTGCCGCCGTCTTTCTCCCCGATGTACTCGGCCATGATTTGCAGGATGTTGTCGATCGCGTCTTCCAGGCTGGTTGCCATGGTGTAGAGCGGGGACTGCTCCTGCATCTTCTCTTCTGAGGTCTGGTCTACGGACTTGGTCGAGGTATTGTCGGTGCGCAGCAGCTTCGCGCCAGCCTGGCGCATCTGCTCCACCAGCTCAGCCAGCGACTCTTTGCCAGCGCCAATGGAGGAGCCGGTGTGCTCGACGTACTCGAGGCCCTGTTTCTGCCGATCATTGAAACTTGCCGCAGATGAAGAACCAATTACCAGTTCCTGCCCCTCCTCCAGCCCGAACACGGTGAGGATGGGCACCCGGGCGACGTGCAGGATGTTGTCCTGCTCGCTCTGGCTCTGCCAGTGCTTGACGTTCAGCAGCGCCATGTTGAGCAGCGGCGGTGAGCCGCACATAAAACCGGTGCGTTTGGTGTAGAGCGTGACCAGGGTGATGTCCCGGCGGGAGGTCTGCCACTCTTCATGCAGCGCCCAGCCCACCTGGCCATCAGTACCAGTGGCCTTGCGGTAAATCTGCACATGCCCGGGCGTCAGCAGTCGAATCTGCTCGACCTTTGTCTGCCCGAAATCGTCACCATCCTCGACCACCACCTCTTTGATGCGCAGCGACGTGAGCACGACCTTACCGCCGGTCATCTTCGACTTCCAGCCGATCACCTGGCGGGGATTCAGCATGGTGACGTACGGGCGCGCGCCGGTCGCCTTTTCGTCAGCTTTCGTCCTGACCTGCTCTGCGTCCACACGCGGATAGTCCACCAGCGCATGGGACAGACCGTACTGCATCGCCAGGCTGAAGAACGCCTGCGCCCATACATCGAGGCGGGTGCCTTCAAGGTCCACGTCTTTCGCGAACTCACGCAGCTGGTCCGGCACGTTTTCGCCCAACTGGATTGGTTCAGCGAATACGCGCCCGACGTTCTGGTTGATCGTCTCTTCGTAGGCAGGAAGTAGCGTGGCCACCGCCAGGCGCTTTTTGTAATCTTCTTTGTCCTCTTTCGGCCAGCGCGGCAGATAAGCCTCACCAAGCTGGCGCATGTACAGCGTGCCGCCCATCAGGGCGTCGTTAATGTCCCACGCCTGCACCATGTTCCCATAGTCCAGATTGGGTGTTGAAATATCAGGCATGGAGTTAGAGCCTCAGGCTGGTGACTTTGCCGACTTTCTTCGGCGGTGAATGCAGGACGGCGTAGCGCGTGCCATCCCAGTCGTGATCTTCCTGCTGGGTGTCTACGTCGTCAGGGTTCTTACTGTCGCGAACGAGCACCGGCACACGGCTAATCCAGCCCCGGCAATAGTCGAATGCGTAGAAGGCTGGCTTCTCAGGCATGCCTGATTCCAGCTTTTTACCTTCAATCACGGCCTCGAGCATGTCAGCAAATAGCGCCGCGCCGTTCACGCGCGATCCCGGTTTTTTATTGGATGGCACCCATTTGACGCCCTGCGATTCCATTTTCTGTGCAATGGAGAGTTCGTCATCGCCAGTGTTGTAGATCGCACCGTCAGCAGGGCCGGGAACTACCTTCTTGCAGATGCCGGGCATAATGTTTAGTTGCCCCTGAGTTACCCCGTTGAGTTTTATCTCCTCGGGCTCAGCAAGCTCTTCGCCCACCAGCCGCTTATCCACCCAAGCCACACCTTTTGCGACGTTTGTGGATGACATATTCAGGCCTTTATTCAGTTCATCAGGCGGGCAGCCATACCATTCGCCAATCAGGATCAGCGACCCAGCCGGCGGGCAGAACTGGCGACCATCAGGCAGCTCGGCGGCGGTGCCGTCGGCACGCGCCCACCAAAGGTTTGAGAACGGTTTCGACTCACCCCAGTCGTGGGAGCGGTCAACTGTCCAACTATCCGGAATGCGGAACGGCTTAATGACGTGATGCGAGGCATTCCATAGATGGTCAAAGCGCCCGCCGCTGGTGACATCCCATGAGCCCTCGACCCATGCTTTGCGCCGGTTCGGGTCCTTGATGGCCATAAGTGTGGCTATGTACTGGGGATCCAGATACGGGTTCTCTTTGAACGAGCCGTGAATCGCAACACGGGTAAGCGTCACGTCCTCTTCGCGTTCGGTCTGCGGGTTAAACACCTTTTGCGTCTCGCGAATGATGGTGCCGCGCGGCGCTGGCTCGATGAAGCGCTTCTTAACCCAGGTGTGGCCAATGCCAAACGGGTTTGTGGTGCTGAACGTCTCCAGTGGGATCGGCCTCAGCAGCGAGCCATCTTCCCGTGGGTAATTCTCCGGCCTGAACGATGAGCGCCGGCAGGAGAACATCATCTCGTAGAACTCACCAGACTGCTGCTTGGTCAGCTCGTTGAAGCCAATGAACGGGAACTCCTGACCGTGATAGTCCCAGTAGTCGCCCTCTTCCTTCCCGAAGCGGAACAACAGCTCTTCACCGGTAGGCCACACCCAGCGCAGCTCAGATGCTGACGCCAGATAACGCGCACCGTCGTTAAACAGGCGGTACATACGCTTCGACTGGGTGATGATGTCGGTAAGGTTCTTATACTCGGTATCGAATATCACGCCACGCCAGAACGAGCCATAGCCCAGGCCAACGAGGCGACGGAAACGCGCCAGCTGCGCGGCAGTTTTACCCGGACCGCGCGTTCCCTCGTAGAGAATTTCGTTACAGGGGCAGCTCAGTGAGAGCGATTGCGATCCCGGCAGAGGTTTCCAGACGGCTTTGTAATTCATCCACCAAGAACCTCGCTCTGCTGCTTCTGTGCTGCCGCTTCCCAGCTATCCACGTTGTCGCTAGTCGGTACCAGCATGACGTTGTGGGTCGCTACGACTTTCTGCTCAACCTGCTCTTTGAAGGCCTGCACGCGAACGTGCTTACCGAGCAACTCAAGGTTCTTCACCTTGTCAGGCCACTTTATCTTTTTGAGGATGGTTTCCGCCGTTTCCTCGTCGAAGTTCTGTATGGTCGTGCTGATATCAAGCCCGGTGAGCGTGGTTCGCCATGACTTAGGCCACATGCTGATCGCTTTGAGGCTGCCGTCATCATTGAGGATATCCAGAACGTCCATTTGGTCGATTTCAACTAAGCGTCGGAGCACATAATCAGCATCAATACCCACAACTTCGTTGCGCTTCGCTTTGAGTTCGGCGATTCTGTTTTGGATGTCAAGTTTTGACAATAGCTGGGCGGCGATGCGGTTTGCAGTTTTGACGCTGTACCCCGCCCGAATAGCCGCTTGCGTGGCGTTTAAGTCGATGAGGTACTCGCGACAGAACATTTCTTGTTTGTCGGTGAGTGCCATGTTTTATTCCAAAGGATTGAGTATGTCAGAAATTGTTAAACGCTCTTCTAAAAGCGCTGGGGATGCAGGTGAATACTTCATTGCCTATATGCTGTCACGCCTGGGAATATCCGCAGCACTAACAACGAGTGGTTCTAGCGCTGTAGATATAATTGCCACTATTGACGGTTCAAAGAGTATCAGTATTCAGGTTAAAGGCTCTTGGGCAAGAAGCCAGCCACGTCAATGGATGGTCGGCAAGCACATGCCTGCTGCCTCTCCTGATTTCTTTTACGTGTTCTGCAATATGTCTGAAGATATAGCCAATAAAACCTTTCCCGAAGTTTTCATCGTTCCGAGCGAAGTGGTCGCCAGCCATGCCACTTGGCATCACAGTGCCCCCCTATTCAAAATAAGCAAAGCTGATGAGGGGCAGTATCTTGACCGTTGGGATTACATAGCCGAGGCATTACTAGCAAAGTCATTACATACCAGCGCCAGAACTTTTGCATAAAGCCATTACGATGGGTCTGCGCATGGTGATGGCAATAAAAAAGCCCCGCAATGCGAGGCTGTATGGATTTCCTATGCTTAAAGTCCAGAGGAGAGACTGTGTCAGAGCCTCAGGGATGAGGTTCTATTAATGGTTTTGTCGCTGTAGCATCAATAGCCGACCACCTAACACCAGGAATCCTCCTAGTTGACTGCGCCTTCGCTTGTTAAATCACATACATAAACCATATTTAGTATTCCCTGCGAGGCTCCTACCTACACCAGGGAAACCCATGGAGCTGTATCATGACCCACATGAGCACACTCAAAAAAGTCTGTTAATAGCATGTATTGCCCTCTCTCCAGGGGGCTTTTTTTTGCAAAAAAAAGACCAGCTCGGACAGAACTGGCCAGGGTCATGCAGCAATGTAGATAGCTTTTGCACAAATTTCGATGTTATGCCTATTCCTTCAGTCTTCCGCTCAAACCCAGGGTGCCTCCCGGTGAATTCACTCCAGTAAGCAAATTCGCATACGTCCAGCATTTACTGGCTGCCCCGCCGCTTAGGGGGATTAGCCTGAATGGCAAAGATGTCGAATAACTCGTGCAATTTGAATGTAGGAGATGACCAATTTTTTTATGTGACTTGCATAAAAGTTTTGGTTAAGCGAAGCCAAAAAATAGCCACAAAGTATTAGTTAAATCCAGTAAACGCTTCTTTTACGTTTTTATTTTAATACTTCACATATTTTTTGAGCCATGCACTACATTCATATCCTCCTTGTAATGATGACCCTCTTGGTCTCCCTTCCGAACTGTAGGATTTCATTTCGGAAGGGATATTTTTCAGAGCAAGTAAGCCCTCCTGCACATCAGCTTGAATGCCTACAGTGAGGCGCGAGCCTCTTCAACCTTCCTGATACTGGCCTTATCGATATTGCACTGGCCCAGCGCCGATAACAGGCTGACATTAAGATCCAGACTATCTCCGTAAGACAGCGGATCGGGAATGGCTGGCTGTGGCGTCTCAGCTGTCAGGTTTGCCGGAAGCGGCACCACCGGAACTTGCACGTAAACTGTCCGCGAATTGCCGCAGCCGGTTAGCAGCTGCAGGAGGCACAGGCTGGAGAGCACAACTATCATTCGCAACAGCCACTTTGATATCTGCCTGGACTCCCTGCGACTCCTGTGCGATCTGGTTCTTTGCATCCTGATTAGTCTCTGAAATGGCGTTGATGATATTCACAGCCTGAATGACGTTGGCGATGATAGCCTCGGCGACGTTGGCGTTCTGCTCAGCAGCATCAGCACGTTCCTTTTCCGCCTGGTACTTATCGTGGTAGTGGCTGGCAGACCAGACGATGCCGCCCAGTACGCTCAGAGCGAACGTGAAGATGATTATCTTGTAGCGGAGCTTCATTTCTGACCCCACTGGCAGACTTCACGCTCAATCTCGCGACGGGTAATCAACCCCTTCCACTGCTGGCCACCAGCATAAGTCCAGCGACGCAGCTGATCGCATGCTCCCTGAATATCTCCCTGGTTAATTTTCCGAAGCAACGTGGAGGTTCTGAAATTGCCTGCGCCTACGTTGTAAACGAACGAGTAGAGCGCACCGCGAGTCGTCTCTGGAATCTCAACTAGGATGTACGGGTTGATCTGCCTGGCTACAGCGGTAAGGTCTTTGTTGAGCAGTCCGCGGCATTCAGTCTCGCTGTAGGTTTTGCTGAGCATTACATCGCTTCCGGTATGCCCATAGCAGACTGTCCACACGCCAACCACATCCCTGTAAGGCTGATACTTCACCCCCTCCAGCCCATCATGACCGTTCGGCCCGCTGATTAAGGCGGCGGCAATGGCGATAGCACCACCACTGATTGATGTGAAGACTTTATTTCGGAGTGCCGGGGACATCGTCACCTCCTGACTTTCTTCGGTACTCCCTGTCCCGGTAGTACCAGTTGATGACGAAGGTTCCTATCGTGCAGGCGATGCCCACAACCAGCGCCCAGTCGTTAAGCGAGAGAGCGCCGAACAGCGTCGTCGTTGTCCCTGCGCCGACAGCGGCACCATTAGTGAATTTTTCCATACGATGCATATCTCTCACCTCCGGACTTTGTCGGGGTGCTTTACTTGAAGGGGGATCAGGCTCTCCGGAAGAATTAACGACAAGACGAGTGATGGGGGGAATCCGGGAGCCTGAAATAGAAAAAGGCCGCCAATCGGCAGCCTTCGAAAGTAGTGTTGTGTTTATAACGGGGGAGGAAGCGGACCTTGAAGCACCTCCGCCTCGCCGTCATTGCAAATATCGTAACCCTGAGTCAGATGCCATATACCTCTGACTATCTGCCCTGTACGCAGGTCTTCAGTTTCGCCATCGGTATAGAGGGCAACTTGCACCCTGCCGTTATGCTGTATCCAGTAAAATCCTTCTTCCATAATCATTGTCCTCTGCAAGCTCTGACAGAACTCATCAAGATGACATTATCTGATATGTAAACCGAAATCCAGGCTTGCTGTGCGCCACATAACCTACATCAGGGCCGGACAAAGAAGTACATGAGTGGGTGTGATGCCGGGTGCCTCCCGGTGACTCTGCGCTAGGCCACAGAACCGCGTTCTACTCACCTGCCAGTCTAGTCGCCCCGCCGCATAGGGGGATTCATCACAGGCACAGCCTAGTCTTCTTCCTGCCATAAAGCTATTTATATCTGTATATTTATTCAGTATGAACAAAAAGACCAACGGTGCTCTGCTGGCTTGGGTCATGGAAAACAAAAAGGCCACCAATCGGCAGCCTTAGAAATCTGTAGTAATGGGACTGTAGTGCCGGGTGCCTCCCGGTGATCCTGCGCTAGACCACAGAATCGCGTCATTCACCTCCCAGTCTAGTCGCCCCACCGCTTAGGGGGATTCACCACAGGCGCAGCCTAATCGCCTTACTTCAATAAAGCTAACTTTATCTGTTTATTTTTTCAGTATGAACAAAAAGAGGCCTGTGGGGCTAACTAAGCCATAATCATGTAAAACAAAAGGCCGCCAACCGGCGGCCTGAGATATTGATGATACTGAGATTGTGATGCCGGGTGCCTCCCGGTGACCCTGCGCTAGACCACAGAACCGCGTTCTATAAACCCGACTCGTTTTGCCTAGCCGCCCCACCGCTTAGGGGGATTCACCACCCGCGCACTCTACGTGGCTTGCATCTTAAAAGATACATTTTATTTACATCTTACGTATTAATAAAAAACCCCGCCGTAGCGAGGTTCATAATTTTTAACTCTGGACATACAAAACCCATCGTTAGAAAGAAACTAACACAAATTGGGGAAAAGTAAATAGCTCACGCTTGAAACATAAGCAATTCCCGTAAGCACTATCGCGTTATCTGTTTCAGCTGCGCTTCGGCCCAGGCTTCTTCGATATCAAATTTCGTGATCAGCAGGTCGTAAAATGGCTTAACCGATTTCTTCCAGGTATCCAGGCTGATCGCGTCAGTGATTATGCATACACCCGCGTATGCCTCGGTTGAAGGGATCCGCTCGTACCCTCTCCCGCCGCAGCGCTTACAGTCGGCCAGAACCGGAACACCCTGCTGAGCAGTCAGTTCTTTGCTTACCGCTTTACCGCGCCCACGGCAGTCGTTGCAGGCCGCGCTGACCAGTCCTGCTCCATTGCATTTTTTGCAGAGCACCCTTGCGGACTCTTTGACCTTCACCATTCCAGCCACGGTCATCTTGCCTTCCGGCTTGCGGAATTTATTGGTGAATACGTCGGCCTGGATGAAGCCGGCCCCGGCACAGCAATCGCATTGCTTCACGCTGGCTGCGCTGCGCGAGTAATCCTCAAAGGCGAACGCGGCCAGCTGGCGCATCACCAGTGGCTTAACCCCGGATTCCAGTTTGCGCAGTGCGGCCACCTTGTCGCATTTGGTGAGCGCGTACTCGGCCAGTAGCGAAATCGCCCTGTCCCGATCGTTCTTGCTGATCCCCATCTTTCCAAGGAAAGCACTGTAGCCCATGGCAGCGCGTTCCTGCGTCATGCCCATGGCAGTCATGATATCCGTGCCGGTCAGTGAATCTGATGCTGTGGCGCGCGGAGAGTCGCTGATCATCGTGGACTTAGCGAAGTGGTATTTCACGGTGTTTTCGAGGTTCATGCTGCGGCTCCTGCCATCAGGTATATGCGGATAAAGTTACGAAGAATGCGATAGTCCACCAGCACCGTACCCGGGCGGCGATAAATACGGAGGCGCAGCCAGCGCATGCGAAGCGATTCGGTCAGTTCTGGTTTCATGCTGCCGCCCTGGCTATCGCTTTATAGGCCCGAAGCACATAAGCGCTCTTCCCGTAGAGCGTTATCTGGAAAGTCAGCCCTTTTGATTCCCACGAATTTACTGGAGAAGCCATAAGGCCAGCATCAGCAACGCGCCGGGCCATGCCTAATTGCCAGAAAGGACCGGTCAGCCAGATGCGGGCATGGGTACCTTCGTCGCTATATGTGATTTTCATGCTGCCTCCTGATGACGGGCGTGGCGCTTCTCCAGCGCGCGGGTTTTACGGGTGAAAATAAATTTGATGCGTTGCAAATACGGGATATCGAACTTGCGGACGGCGTTATTGTTGTTGAGCGCTTCGACCTTCTCCGATCCGATCCGCTCTATCAGCCCCTGCTCAAACGCTTTCTGGGCACCAGAACGGTCACGGTTGCATTGCACACACTGAGCTGCGGTATTGTGCAGATTGAACGACAGGTGCGCAGCAGCACCACGGGTGCGGTAATGCCCACAGTCCATAGTTCCACCATATTTCTGAGCAGGGAGGCGGCCACAGCTGATGCACGGCCTTCCGGCATCGCGCAGACGTACGTAGCGGTTAAACGCGGTCTGAGCCTCATTCTTCCACTGCGTTTTTGTTTTCAGTGCTATACGTTTCTCCCGGCGGCGCTGACGCCCGGCCCTCTCCTCTTCACGCTGGCGCTTTTCCTCAGCACGCTGAGCCTCGGCCCGGTTCTTCGCGGTCTGCGCTTTGGCAACGGCGGTGGCGCACTCGTAGCAGCAGACCACCTGACCGTCGCGGACCGGGTGGAACCACTCACGACAACCCTGGTTGGCGCACTTGCGGCGGGGTTTCTTAGCCATGCTCACCCCCAGACCTTTTGGCGGAATGTCCGCGGCGTGGGCTCGAGGTACTTCACCTCCTGCCGCTCAACGCTAACGGTCCATGTGAGGTAATCACGATTCAGGCTGCGCGTTACGGCTACGCCCCGACGCTGGTACTGCCGCTGAAGTTCATCGGCCTGCTCGGTTGTGCATTCGGTGTAGTGGAACCATGATTTCGCCATCTGGTCAGCCCCCGAAGCTCAGCAGCTGCGCAGCAGCGTTCTCAGCCTCGCGCTGGTCCTTGAATGCTCTGGATAGGATCCAACGCCACAGAACATCGAGCGCGGCTTTGTAGAGCTGCTGAAACTCGGTCTCGTCCATATTGGCGAAGGCGATGCTGCGGGGATGCTTCCGGAGGGTGCCGTCAGGCAGCTGGATGGCGTCGTAATGCCCGGACTCGATGGTTACCCAGGCACGATACGCGTCGAAGGATTTGCAGGCGCTGATGCTGCCAGTGCGCTTATCGGCGATGCGTTCGAGATACTGCTCAGCAGCATCCAGCAGCGCAGCTTCGCTACCACCGATCGATGCCAGGAACTTCGCGTAACCGGTAACCAGCTTGCGTTCGTTGGATGAGATAGCGCCGCCGGTTGGTTCCCAGTATTCGAAACCGAGATTCAGCAGAGCGAAGAAGCGACGATGGAAGGCCGGGTTACGGACCTGTTTGAAGTCGGCCACCAGCACGGCGCCGAGCTTGATTTTTGATTGCAGTAATTCGCTGGTCTCCGGCGAGGCGGGGATCAGGATTCCTGAGGATTGCTTGATGAGTTGTAACTGCGCCATGGTGTTCTCCGTGGCGCATCAGGTCAACGGGTGTTCAGTCCGT